TTAACCGCTATTCACCATTTTAGTGGATGGAATGTGGATGCCATCACTAAGCGGATTCAGGTGTATAGCGTCGCTAAGATGGTCGGGTGAAAAATGTGCATAAGTCATAGTCTGCTCAATTTTCGAATGTCCCAATATTTTATTTAACGTCAAAATATTCCCCCCATTGATCATGAAGTGCGCCGCAAAGGTATGACGCAAAACATGCGTTGCCTGCCCCTTGGGTAGGTCAGGTTTTACCTCTCTTAGCACCTTGCGATATTCGACATAGTCAACATCAAATAGCCTGCCGGTGGTTTTGGTTTTGACATACCTCATAACTTCATCAGAAACAGGAACAGTGCGCGCCTTCCCGTTTTTGGTTTTGGTAAACGTCACTTTTCCATGCATCATGTTCTGAGCCAGCATATTCAACGATTCCCCCCAGCGGCCACCGGTGCTTAAGCACAGAACAGTGAGACGTCGGGCATCGCCACTTAAAGCTGAAAGCAGCCCTTCGATCTCCTGAGTGCTCAGATAGGACATTTCAGGTCTTTCCTGCTTGAGATCTGTGATCCCTTTTAGTGGGTTCTCTGCATGGAGATCTTCCGCTTCAGTCAATACGCGGAATAAGCCTCGTAACGTACTTAGGTCGCGGTTAACAGTGGAAGCCTTAACCCCTTCATAAAGGCGCTGGCTTCTGTACTCAGCAATAAACCCCTTATTGATTTTTGAAAGGCGAGGGTTACCCATATCACTAATTACCCGCTTAAGTTCGCGCTGGCGCTTCTCACCGTACTTATGACTTCGCCCGTGCAGCTCCCACCATCTATCAAGCAGCTCACTTAGCCGCCTGTGATCGGTTGGTTTATCCAGCCAGTCTTTGTCGTGCATATTGCTGATGACATATTTTTCAAAAGCAACAGCATCAGCTTTCTTGTTAAAAATCCGCTGTATACGACGTCCTGTCGCTCCACGCGGTCTAATATCCACTTTATAGCGTCCACCATCGAGCAGCTTAACGGTCATAGCTGTCACCTCTGGTAAACACATTATTTGGTGCCACGTAACAGATAGTTACGCGATGATTTTCATAAAGATAAGCAAGAAAGATGCTCAGCCAATTTTCTGGTCTGAGGGCTGAGAGGTTATTTCGTCTTGCCCAAAGTGTGCGAGAACCGGTGCGATCTGACCGGACTCAGGAGCAATCTTTCCTGTGATAAACCACAGGGCATATTTCTCGAAACGCGGGTGATTCAAGATGTTTGTTATCACTTCAGTGCTTGGTACGGTTTTGTTTTCTTCATAACGCCATAATGCATCGTTACCAATTCCGAGCATCTTTGCCACTTCCGGGCGACTGGTCAGCCGCTCACTTTCACGCATAAGCTTAAGCTTGGCACCAATACTCATATTCATATTGCAAATCTCCTATATGGATCGTAATATCACTATGTAAACCGCAATTGTGGGGTAATTTTTGAAGTAATACCCCAAACATGGAGATTATCACATGAAAGATGCAGTTTTGAGCGCGCTGTTTAAGATTCCAGACCCGATCACCGCTGATGAGTTTTCTCGTCGAACCGGTAAAACAGAGTCGGCTGTCCGCCACATGATGGATCGTCGTCTCTTGCCGATGGTGACAGAGCGCGAAGTGCTCGGCCCAGATGGCAGCACTCGGCGCCTTCTCATTCTGTGGAACGAATGGCTTGAAATGGTACACGAAGCCACTTCGAGGCTACCTCCGGAGCGTCAGGACTGGCGATCTGGCTGGATTAAGAAGGCCAATAAGTTGGCGGATGATATGGGGGTAAACATGTTTGGTGGTGGGGCTGCGGTATGAGTCCTTATTTGAAAGAAAAAATAGTAACAGGCTTCATCGGCATTAGCATCGCATGCATTAGTGCAATTGCGTTCGCTATAGCCTTGAAGTTTATTGATGTGTTTATTTTTTAAGGGCAGCCTACATGAATAAACACCACTCACAGCATGGCAAGTTCGCGGGAAGCACTCGCAGTAACCACTGCGATAATCTGCCTAAAGTCACTTGGATAAATAAGCACGCCGGAATTTGTTGCGGCTTCACCATTCGCGTATTACCGCGCAGGGTAGGCAAGAGGCGTTATCAAATCATGAAAGACGGTGATTCTTTCGGGATTGACTTTGCGTTAGCTGAAGCCCGCAAAACGATAGGTCGCATTATTAATAAAAACCGCTTCACCATTCATTAAATAGCCGAGGCAGAAAATGAAAAGAGAATACGCAGACAAAATCAATTCGCTACTGCAATGCTTCCATTTCAATAAAGAATTTCTGGAATGGAAGCACGATCATTCCACTCAGCTTTTACGCCACGGCGTTTCCCATCTCTATCACTTCGCCATGCTTCAGGGTGAGAATGATGAAGCCACGCTGGAAGAGCTGCGCAACATCATCATTTCGATCACCAATGGCGATATCCCGAAGCCATACGATTTGCTGGTACTGGAAGCCGAGCAGTCAGAGCCGATTGACCAAAAAGGCAAGACTATGACGTTTGTTAATCCACTGGCGGTAACGGTGGAACTTACGCCGGAGATGGTACAACAGTTGAAAGAGACAATGGCGAAAATCCCCGCCAGCACGAGGAAGGTATTTCCTTACCATCCGTAGGAGAATGCCATGTTCACCGAAGAGAAAACATCATGGGAACAGGAGATGCTGATCCGTGAGGTGATAGAAAACGCCGAACGGGGATTTACTGTTCACCTGAAAAACGGCGCGCGAATTATCGTTAGCCCTGACAGCCCGTCAATAGATTTAATTATTTACGGTCTGGAAAAAACCATTCGCGGTAATCATGAGCGCGCACGAATGACATTTATTGATTTTCTGTATTACTGGCATGAGAGGGTATTCAAGTCAATTAAACGAAAGCCGCGATCTAATCACTAATTAATCAGCATTAAAAACAACGGCATTCATTTTGCCGGGGACTCGTTTTGCCTTTTTCAGGAGGTCGCATGGGGGTTAAGTCAATCAAGCTGGAAAGCGGAATAAGCGATCCGGATTTTGTGGAAATAAGCACAAACGCACGGAAACACGAACGCGCGCACCTGCTCGGCTTACTGCGTATTTATGTCGGCCAGTTGAAAAAGGAAAGCGCCACCCCGGAAGAGATTTATCAATCTATCGAACGGTGGGCCGATGCCCGCGAACGTTCAATCAGTGAGGGTAACAAGCAATGAATAACGTCATGTTAGATATTCGTGTATTGGGTAAATCTCCTGATTCCCCCATTTCTGCCATCGAGTGCGCTTTCTTTGAGCCATCAACCGGGAAGATCGGCCCCGGATACTACCGCGCTGTTGATATCAAAACAGTCGGTGGTATTTATCCAGAAGCGGTCCTGCAGCTCATGAAGGGGGATTCTGCACAGCGGGCCGAGGTCATCAACGCAACGTGCAGCGCGATCGATGCCGTTGCAGGGGCCTGTCGTTTTATCGCTGCAACAGCGTCAAAGCACGAGAAGCTATTTTGCTGGGTTGCGGGTGATTCGCTTAGTGTTGCAGCGCTGGCGCATGCCGTTTCCCGGTATGATTTAGGGCCATCCTTGCCGCCATTTGAAGTTCGCAATCTCTCAACGCTAATCCACATTGCAGGCGTCACCGGCTACGTCCCGCATCCGCGCCGATCCAAAAGCTACGTGCTAACCGATGCCGTTTATCGCGCCGAACAGGCCTGCGAGATCTGGCAGCGCCTGACCTCTCCGTACTTTGAATCGCTGTGAGGTGCGCTATGTATCCGCGTCTCTCAGTTGTTTGCAGCGCACCGCTGACAGTCTGCGCCAGGGCGCTTGCCGCCCTGAAATGCTTTTCGCACGGTCAGCACAATTTCTCCCGCGTTAAACCGCATGCCTATCTCGTGATCCGCATTGGCCGCCGCTGGCGTCTGCTGAGTAAGAACGGCGGCCAGCAGTGGCGGCTTATGACTCACGAAACCTACAACCAGGAGTGCCGCAAATGATTAAATCACCCGTTAAATGGGCAGGCGGCAAAACCCGCGTGATGCCCGAGCTGCTGAAGCACATCCCGCCAGCCGATTGCCTGATCGAGCCATTCGTTGGCAGCGGAACTGTGTTTATGAATACGGAATACCGCCGCTATGTGCTTTGTGATAGTAACCGCGCACTGATCAACTTCTTCCGAGTGCTGACTTCCAGCGCCGAGCGTCTGATTGATACCGCTCGCAGAATGTTCCTGGGCGGCAACAACGAAGAGCAATATTACAAGCGCCGGGCGCTGTTTAACTCAATGCAGTGGAGCGATACGGGCAGGGCTGATACCGCTTTACTTTACGCCACTTTGTTTCTGTACCTGAACCGCCACTGCTTTAACGGGCTATATCGCGAGAATGCAGACGGTGGTTTCAACGTCCCATTTGGTTGTTATAAGTCCCCTTATTTTCCAGAAGCTGAAATGCGCCTGTTTGCCGAAAAGGCGCGGGATACCAAGGCGCTCTTTCTTTGCAATGATTTTCGCACTTCCATTCCGTACATCGCGAAGAATCGCCCGGACTCAGTAATTTACTGCGACCCCCCCTACATACCAGCCAGCAAAACCGCCAATTTCACCGCCTACGGCAAGCCATTTACCTTGGACGATCATCGCTACTTGGTTGCAAATCTGCTCAATGCTCATCGCCAGCACGGCACCCGCTCGGTTATCTCAAACAGCGATACGCAGGAAACCTGCGAGATCTATCACCCATTCAAGCTCCACGCGTTAAGCGTCCGCCGCTCTGTCAGCGCCAAAACCCGCGACATGGCCGGTGAAGTGATCGGCGTTCTTCGCGTGTGCGATGGCTGCGGCCGTTCTGGCGGTGGTTACTGCCCGGATTGCGGGCCAGTAATGGCTAATTCCACTTACGGCGCGATGGCTGCGGCGGGTGCACTCGACGGGGCGGAGGGATTCTGATGAACGAAGAAACCAATTACCGCCGATTCTGGCGCAACACAGTTGTCTGTATCGCCCTCTGTTCGCTTTTGTTCTGGATCCCGATGGGCTATCTCGCCGTTCGTGTTTTCTCTGTGGTGTGGGAGGCGCTGTGGTCGCTTATTACAACGAAATAGACCCCCACGCAGCGCAGCACCTGCGCAACCTTATCGACGCCGGCCACATCGCGCCGGGCGTCGTTGATACCCGCTCAATTGAGGATGTCACCCCCAATGACCTTAAAGGATTCACACAAGTTCACCTTTTCGCCGGGATCGGTGGATGGTCGCTCGCGCTACGTCGCGCTGGAATTCCTGATAGCCGACCTGTCTGGACAGCCTCTTGCCCTTGCCAGCCTTTCAGCGCGGCAGGCAAAGGTCTTGGGTTTGCTGACGAGCGGCACCTATGGCCCTCCGCACATTGGCTTATCGGTCAGCGCCGCCCTGTCGTGGTTTTTGGCGAGCAATCTGGCAGCGCTGACGCGAACGACTGGATCGACCTTGTACAGGCTGACGTGGAAGCCCTGGGCTATGCCTTCGGGGCGTTGCGTTTCCGTCTGCGAGCGTCGGCGCGCCGCACCAAAGAGACCGTGCTTATTGGGCGGCCGACGCCGATTGCCAGCAATGGAAGAGGTGCC